GTTGGCGGCACCACCACTAGGAGTACTATCGGGAGAAATCCCCATAGCACCATATTTAGCGACAGTACTCGTTGCTTGATCGTCATCAGTAGTTGCTGTGTCACTATCTGTAGTTGCAACTCCAGAGGAGCCAGCAATTACGATAGAGAGTCCACCAACATCTGTAGAACCAACTACAACAGTAGCAGTTGAAGTTCCCGAAGTAGCAGTAGTAACTACTGAATTAACTCCAGTAATTTGTCCAGCTACCGGCGAAGGAACCACGCAATCGGTTCCAGCGGCGAATCGGGTTGCATCTACTTCAACAGCAACTTCTACCGGATCAACAGGCATACTTACATCGTTCTCGGTGTAAGAAAGAATCTTCTGGGCCTTATAAGGAAGACCAAGACGATCCGACCAACCGATATCAGCAGTATCACTGGCTGCTCCAGAAGCAATAGCTATGGAATCAACGTACTTAAACGCCTTATTGCCATGAATAACAGTAGTCCCGGAGAGAGTAAGACTCTCTTGCATCCGTTGACCAAGATAGTCACGACCAGAGATCGTGCATACATGGTTTGAACCACCGGAACCCGTAGCAGTAAGACAACGACCATAAGTAGCGTCGATCATGCCAGAAGTTGAGGTTAGTGACGTAGAACTACCATCAAAGGTGTTCTTAAAGTCGGAACTTGTATAAGAAGTGTCACTATTAGTAGCACTTACTCCATCCCAAATACCGTCAGCATCAGCAGCAGCCGGACTTCCGAGTGCTACAATATGCACATCACCTACTACATCAGCAGCAAATTCCATGTTAGGAACATACTGGCTAATGGAACGCGGGTGATAATCTTGAATGACCCTAGACATAATTATTCTCCATTATCTGCGGTCTGTATGACTGATGGACGAGTCTTTCGTCCACGACTAGTTAGTTGTTCCGATCTAGCTTTAAGAGAAGTCTGACCCGTACTTCCAACGACATCGCCGCTGTCCATATCAATCAGGTCAGCACTCTTATCGAAACCAAGGCGCTTTAGTTCTGGTTCATCGCGTACACGGATAGAAGCTCCGTTAGGAAAGTAGACCATCCAGCCAGCATCTTCTTTTACTATTTCAGATTCGAAGCCGCCCGAAGGTTTACCATCATCGTCAACACGCATCTTAAAGACTTCGTGTTCAACTTTGCCTTCTAGTTTGTGTACTTCATAACGAGGTCTAATATTTGACATCCCCTTCAACCTCCATATTACGAGTTAATAAGAACTGCATGGGTGCGGAAAGCCTTCCACAAGCACCACTGACCTTGCCAAACAATTCGGCGTCCATGAGCGTCAATCGTCCAAGGGGCGACTAGCTCTTTTACCTTCATGTTGACATGCTTCAGAATGTGCAAGCGAATGTACTTGCTGTTGATGAAGTAAGCCTTGTTAACAGGGCAATCCTCATCGTAAAGCATTGGAATCGCTTGGTGTTTTACGCCAGCAAATCCCAAGTCCATCATCTTCTTGCCAGAATTAGATTCGGACAAGTTGATAACAACCTTATCCCGCACTGCGGTACGATAGTGCCGATAGAGATTACGGCCACAAAGGATCAAGTCAGGCTTGTCTCCTTTGAGCGTCAAATCCATGAGCATATCATCAAAGGCTTCTTCAATGTTCGTTGAGTCCAAGTTACCATTGAAGTCATAAGCCGATGTGCGCCACTGGCTTTCATTAGCACGATTGATATTACCAACCGTACCTGTCGTCGGATCATCTGGAACTAGCGTAGAAATACCATTTGGGTCCGTACCAGCAGAAGAACCATAAAGATAAGCACTGAACTTCTCTTTAATTGACTCTTCCAAGACATCAATCTTGGCTTTCATCAATTTAAAGATTTCAGCCGTACCACGGTTCTCATCTTCTTCTTGGTCGGAGATTACTACAGAACCAGCAACACGCGACCAGTTATAAGTAACTGTGTCGAATTCGCTAGTTTGAGCAATCGGCAGTTCGTCGTAGTATTCGTACGACGAAATGTTTGGGTTACGTCCGAGAGTCAACGGATTCGTGATCTCGTGACCACCATCTTCAAACTCCACCCGATTGTTCGCAAAAGCCCAAGCCATAAGAGCGTTAGACTTAATAGAAGCCATGATCAGCTTCTTACGCGAACGAGTCAGCGTGGAATTCAAGACGGTTGCGATTGGGGTGCTTGCCATCTTTTACTCCTAGATCTGAATGTTTGCATCTCTCATACTCTGACGAATGATGTCATCATATGAAGTTCCAACATCAGCAATATCTGCTGTGTCTGTAACATTCTGGACGGGAACATTCCCACCAGAAGGAAGCGATTGTTGCGTATTAACTTCTGGAGTTTGTTGTCGCTGCTGCTCTTGTTGAGCATGGGCTTCCAGAGGAGTGTTCCAATCTAGATTTCTCTCTAGAAAGAAACTCTTTAACTTAAAATACGCAGCTTCTGGTGTTAAAGATTTATCAGATTCTAGAAGCCGGGCCAGTGAGTCTTCGTGAACATTAGCATCAGGAAATTTAGACATAAAGCCTTGGTAAACTTGTACTGCTTGCTGTCTATTTTGTTCCGCTTCAACTCTTTGTTGTTGTTCGGAGGCTAGTGGGGAAATAGCTTCAGTTATCATCTGCTTTATAGCAGACATATCTGCGCCACCAGCACCGATATCCTCAATATTATGTCCTGCTGCTTGAGCTTGTGTCAATAAGTATTTGACAGTATTAACAGGATCATCTTTGAAGGACTTAACTAATTGTGCGCCAGTTGTAAGTTCTTCTGGGGAAAGATCGTATTGTGTTCCCAAAGTACCAGCACCATTAATAGCTTCCAACTGTCCTTGTAACTGTTGGACTTGCTGATTTAATGAGGCTGATTGTTGCTTAGAAGTCTGTAATTGTTCGTAGAAGCGGCGTTCTTTTCCACCTCTAGCTATTACATTTCCTTCTCTATCAACGAGGTCTTGGGGACCACGATTTTGTTGTTGTTGAGGCTCTCCTCCAGTGCCAGCTTCACCACTTTGTCCACTATCGGCTTGTGGTGCTTCTGGACTAGATTCTTGCGCCTCCGAAGTATCAACTTCTGTCGTTTCTTCAGTAGTCGGTTCATCTAACGAGGCTCCTTCTCCAATAGATTCAAGAATAGCTTCGTCGGTACTTAGTTCTTCTTCAGCCATAATAAGTCATCCCCTTATTGCATTGGCGGTTGTGGTTGTTGTTGTTGCATCTGTGACATCGCAGCTTGCAACGCTTCTTGTGGAGGCATTCCACTATCAATAGCTTGTGCTACTTGAGCTTTAACCTCCGTTGGTAATTGCTCTAATATTTGTTGTAACTGTTCGGGAGGAATTTGTTGTTGTCCTCCACCTTGTTGTGGTTGTTGTGGTTGACCTTGTTGCGGCGCACCCTGTGGCGCACCTTGTTGTGGGCCTTGTTGTTGCGCCCCTGCTTGTTGTTCTACAGCCTGTAATATCGTCGTCCAATCTTCTTCACGAATTGTAACTTCATCAAATGCTTCTTGCATAACTTCAAGCATGATTTTAAGTACTGGTCCGGGAGCAGCATTAACGAACTGTCCGAGAACTTGTCCAAGTTCAAGAGCTTCTTCTTTCTTAGCTTGTGAAGTTGGCTTCTTAGTACTTCCACCAACAACTTGAATCGAGAAGTTATCTCTGATTTCTTGCGCCGACATATTCTGCCAAACTTCTCTGGCTTCTTCTCCAATGAGACTAACAACGGTTTCGACATCCATGAACTGAAGACACAGTTGAGCCACTCCCCAATAGATCGAACCAATCCAATCTTCGATCTGGTCAGACTTTTCGTCCACTCGCATATTAGACGCCGATACGTTGGCTTGAACTGCATCGTTAGTTGTATTGGTTTTGAATTGCGCTCCTCGCAAAACTTCTCCCACACTCGATATACGATCAATCGCGCGGTACTTATTCTCTTTATCGAATAATTGTGTGAACTGCATAGATGGCGGTACAACAGACCCAATGACATCAGTTATCTTCATCCCTTCAGGAATATTAATTCCTCTAGCTGTTCCATCATCACCATTAAGAACAGCTTCGGCATCTTCTCTTTCTACAAGATTCTTGTTGTAGAATATATTACGTCTGGCCCACCTTCTTGCTCTACGTTCTTCATCAGTTATCTCATTAATAGCATCTTGTTGATCCAAGTAATAAGTAACTTCACCTTTAGTCAGTGGGCCACGCGGACCATCGTAGAAACAAAGTGGGTATAGTGGATAGAATGTATCTAGTTGTAGTGGATCATCCCAAACCCAAATGGGCCAAGTCCAATCTTTACTGTTATACATAAGTACACGGCGGGTAATCTTATCCCATACCATCCACACTTCAGTCATCTTAGCACGTTCAAATGTCTCTTCATCATCGAATCCAAAGTTAGTCATCTTCTCTTTTGATTCGTAGACAGAGAACACATCATCATCATGTGCTTCATCATCTTCGTTTATCTTGGCCTTCATAATATGAGTAGGCTTATAGATAGACTTATACTCTTCACTACCTTTTTTCTTCTCAGCATATCTAGCTAGAATGAAAGTAGTTGGTAGGTAATCCCGTATCATTATCCAATTAGCGTCAGATATATCTAACTCTTTACTATTAGGATCTACTGCTACATCAAATGGCGAACGGACTTTAACAGTCGGACCTGCTGGTTGAAGAATGTCGATGCCTTTCTCTAAAGCATCAATCTTTCCTTCAATCTCTGTAATCTGTTGAGGCTTCTTAGCTTTCTGCAAATCTTTTGCTAGTTGCTCTAAGTCCTCTAGTGCTTGATCACTACTGTCTTGTTTATGTACCCAATTCAATTCAAGCCATGAACGGTTAGTTAGTAGAGTCGTAACTACACAACGCTTTGCTTTAGGCTTTAGATTGATTCCTGGAGTCGCTCGTCTTGTTCCGATTACATTAACTAATCGTTCAAGTATAGTTGCGAATCTTTTGTTGGATTCTGTAGCACTCGTGAATTCTGCATTTGGGTTCCTAGCATACAAAGCTGGAACCATAGTAGTAATGTTACTGAATACTACGTTCTCTGTTTCGGTTATGTTATTGTTAAGTCTTTGATTTCCAATAAGATTACCGGCTGCATGTTCAGTTGGAAGTCGATGCTTGGTCTGATCATTATCGAAATATCTAATGGCTTCTTCCCAAGTATCAGCTACTTCATCAGATACTTTTCGCCATTGAGCGAGTCGTGATTTCCACAACTTACCATTGGCTTTAGACACAGGAATCTTGCTATCGCCTACTACTTGGTAAGTAGGTTGACGCTTACGACGAGTAGGTTTCTTATCGAGTGATTGGTCGATATTAGTTTCTACGTCTGTCGGGATTTGATCTTCATCAGCCATTCTATCGTCCTTTCGGTGGACTGAGTAATCTGCTAATTAGTGCCTCAAGAATTTCTGGATCATTCTCTTTTCTTGCAGTTTCAGCCCCACGGGCTAGCTCAGTACGGAATTTGTGTAACATTCTTTTAGAGTTATACAACTGTTTGTTGACTGCTGGATCGTCTATTCCTTTAGGAAGCACTAACCCTTTTTCAACATTAGCTAAGTAATCAAAAGCCTGTTTAGCAAGAGCATCAACCTTTTTGGCTTTAATACTATCTTCGGCAAAGCTCATGGCAACTTCGCGTTCAAGATTAGGAGACAATTGTGGATGAGCAGGGTCATCAATAATAGCTCTAATTCTGTCAGCTTCTTTTTGTGTTTCATCTCCAAATACATCAAGCATAGCTTCTTGCGCTTTTGGGTCGTCCATCGTTAATTCTTCGGAGCTTATATGGGATCTACTAACTGAATCTTCTGGAGACAATCCTTCCATATCAACTGGACCGGCACCTTTTGCGCGTCCCGGTGGAAGTTGTTGTGCTGTTCTTGTGCCTTCATCATACGGCTTAGTAGATTCGTATTCAGTAAGAGCGCCTTCACGATCTCTTGCACGGGTATCAGGAGTAGCATCCCTTACTTTTGCTGTCCCTACTGGACCAGCAGTTTCGCCAAATACATTCGGACCCTCATCAGTAAGTTTTGGATTACCAACGGCAGTTCCTGTTTCTGCCAATGTTTTATCAGCTTGTCGAATTCTAGATTCAAGTCCTTTTACGTGTTCTTCTTTTAACAATCCTCCGGGAATTGTTTTATATTTCCATTCTTGTGCGGCTTCATCCCATTTCCCTTTGCCTCTTCGGGAAGGCCATTGACCAGATTCAAGGG